GCGTTTGTTTATCGGGTTTAGTGGTGATTGCCGTATATCAAGCGACAACCAAAACAAAACGCTTTATCCCGATGAAACTATAAGCGCGAATGACTTGGCAGGGCTGCATATTATTGGTCGTGTGGTATGGACTGGTGGGATGCTATGAAAAGAAAAACAAGGACGTTTAAAACAAAGTCGTATCACAATCGCGGCACATACGACTACCCTGCCTCATGGTGGGTGTGGCGGTTTAAGCTTGCGTTGATGATGGTGGTGTTCTTGATGGTGTTTGGGTTTTTTAATAATTAACGCCGAAAAGGACGGCGGCTTTTATTTTACCGTCCAAAAGGAGATTAAGATGAGTAAAGATGAAATCGTTGTAAAAGAAGCTATTGAAATCAAAGACAACTCTGGGGCTAGAGTTGCCTATGATTTGATGGTGCTAATTGCTGATAAAGAGTTTTCCACTGTTGCGGAACGCTCAAAACAACAACAAGATAGAGTTTACTGGTTGCGACTATATGACCAATGCAGGCGTATAGTAACGAGTGAAAATAGATATACAGCCGAAGGAGCTATTAAGGCTTCGGAGGCTGATAAAGACTCTGGTCAAGCTGATTGATAAATTTAACAATATGCTCAGGCTCATTCCAGCCCTTGCTGATTAGTGCCATAACTATTTCATGGATTTGGCTACTGCTCATAACTCACCTCACTTAACCCGCACCATGCGGGTTTTATTTTGCCTATCTTACACCCCTCTCTAAAAAAGTGCTTTAACGCAAAACTTCAACTGATTAAATTTTGAGCATTTGACAAGTATTCTTTAATTTGTATTTAAAGTTTGCTTGCATAGATAATTAAAGAATGCTTTAATATACCCATGCCAAGCGAACAACTTAGCAACTCTACTCCGAGCCTAAACGAGCCAAGCTCCAACGCGGTGCGAGCCTAAAAATAAACGACAGCCGACAGTCAATGACTGACAGTTCATGCCTTGTTGAGCAATGCGACAACACAGTAAAGCGACTAGCTGCATCACAGTGAATATGTCGAACCAAAGCAAACTAAAAGATGGGAGTCTGAGCTTGGTTACTGATGATTAGACTTTTAAAACAACTAGCCATTTGCTCAACAGGGATTTTGCTCAGGAGTGGTTAGTTGTTTTTGTAGTCCAACGGAGAAAAGAAGATGAGTATTAAACAAGAAGTTGTTGAAAAAGTTTATGACAACAACGCGGCGTTGTTATTGATTGATGAGTTGGTGTGGGCATTGGCAAACAATCAAAACACTGGCGATATTTTAGTATCGTTAAAGTCTCATGCTGATTCTGTCTATGCAGAGTTAAACGGCGAACAAGCCGAAGCGAGCGCAAAAGCCGAAGCTGAGCATTTAGATTATGTGGCAAGCGTACATCACGCAGCCGCAGCTTAACAAAAAAGCCCTGCTATGGACAAGATAGCAAGGGCTTAGTTTTTTGTAGTCGTACAACAACTAGAGGGATTTAACCATGTTTCTTGAATTATTAAAAGATTTTTTCGCACACATATTTTTTATGTGCTGCTTTTTAGCTGTGGTGTGGGCTGTTGTCTTGGATCTTCTTGATAAGACCAAGCCTTTTAATTTTGATGCAGTGCTTGCGCGTAACAAGGCATTTGACGAAAGCAACGGGGTGTAAGCATGGAAATAACACCAACCAAATACGGCTATCAAGGCCAAGTAAAGGGGTGCATTAAAGGCATCCCTTTTTGCTTCTACGCCAATGGCGACACTGCCAAAAGCGTACACCAACAACTCATTTTTGAAGTGGCTAAATTACGCGCTTATGCGCGTTTGGCTGCTTAGGAGTCAAGACCATGACATCACAACCACGCATTGATTGGCTTAAAGGCCGTCAGTCAGGCATTGGCGGCAGCGAGATTGCCGCCATTGTTGGCCTTAGTCAATACCGCACGCCTATGCATGTGTGGGAATCTAAAGTTAATCCTGTTGCAGATGAAGAAACAAGCCAACCTGCTTACTGGGGTACAGTGCTTGAAGATGTTGTTGCTAAAGAGTACGCATTGCGTACAGGCCGCAAGGTGCAGCGACTAACAAAGCAAATGATGCACCCTGATTTTAACTTTGCCATTGCTAACATTGACCGCGCAATTATCAATCCTGATATTGCAGGACGTGTGTTTTGGAAAGACGGCAAACTCACTACTGACCGCATTTTAGAGTGCAAAACTGCAAACGGATTCATGGCTAAACAATGGGGCGAAGTTGGCAGTGACCAAGTACCCGATTCGTACCTGATTCAATGCCAGTGGTACATGGGCGTGACTGGTGCGAGCATTTGTGACTTGGCCGTGTTAATTGGTGGCCAAGACTTTCGCATTTACACCATCCTGCGTGACGATGACTTGATTAACGACTTGCTTATCCAAGGCGCGGCATTTTGGGAATTGGTGCAATCACGCACCGAACCCGACCCTGTTAATTATCCCGAAGCTGTCAAAAAATGGTCAAAGTCTGACCCGTCATTAAGTGTGCAAGCTGATGATTTACTCGTTGATGACTTGGAGCAAATCCAAAGTATTAAGGCGCAAGTAAAAGAGTTAGAGGCGCAAGAAGACGCATTGAAGGCGCGTGTGTTGTTGGCCTTAGAAAGTGCTGAGACGTTGTTATATCAAGGCGTTAAGGTAGCCACCTGCAAGACGCAAACACGCACAAGTTTTGACGCAAAAGCCTTTGAAAAAGACCATCCCGAACTGTACGCACAGTACAAAAAAACATCCTCTACACGCGTTTTACGCATTATCTAAGTGAGAAATAAACATGAATACTCAAACTGCAACAGTAACCGCTATCAATCCCGCTCTTGAAATTGAGGCCACCAACAGCCCAATGGTCAACGTCAACAATACATCGGCAATGGTGTTAAGTGGCGATAGCATGGAAAAAATGCTCAAGTTTAGCGAAATGATGGCTACTAGCAAAATCACCATCCCCAAGCATTTACAAGGCAATGCAGGCGACTGTTTTGCTATTGTCATGCAAGCGATGCAATGGGGCATGAACCCGTTCGCTGTGGCTCAAAAAACCCATCTTGTGAATGGTGTATTGGGTTATGAGGCGCAATTGGTTAATGCTGTGATTAACTCACGCGCACCCATCACCACACGATTAAATTATGAGTGGTTTGGTGATTGGTCAAAGGTCAACGGCAAAACGAGCAACAGTGATGATATTGGTGTCATTGTGTCGGCAACCATGCGCGGCGAATCAGAGCCGCGCACACTCAGCATTAGTATGGCGCAAGTGGGAACGGTGCGTAATTCGCCATTATGGGTGAATGACCCGCGTCAACAGCTTGCTTACTTAGCAACAAAGCGTTGGTCTCGTTTGTACTGTCCTGATGTGATTTTAGGCGTTTATACAGCAGATGAGGCCGAAGATTTTGAGCCTAAAGACGTAACGCCACAACAACCCCTAACCAGCAAAACTGCCTCTGTTCGTGACAAAGTAGCCGCCAAGAAACAAGGCCAAGTCATCAATCAAGAAGACGTTAAACAAGTCCATGATTGCCCTGCCCTTGAAAAAGCAGTGTCAGCGATTGAGATTGCAGACACTGTAGAGGATTTAGCAATACTGGCTAAAGGTTTTGCAAATTTAGGTTTAACCGAAGCTGAACAAAAGCAAATCAATGTTTTGTACAAAACCAAAAAACAAACATTGATTGACGCGGCAAATCAACCCAGCCCCGAAGATATTGCGGCCTTTGAAGCGCAAGAAGCTAAACGTCTTGCTGAAATGGAAAATCAATAATCATTTCGAATATGGCCGCTGCATAAGCGGCCTAGCGAAATAGGCGTTATTTTTGGAGAATAATAATGATTAACGAGCCGATATTAGATGCGAAATTTATTCCACCATCTCCTCCAACTCATAAACCAAAACATGAGGAATCCGCCGAGATTTCCCGATTGGTTGATGAGTTTTTGGCAAAGGGCGGCAAAATCAAAACAAGCCAAAGCAATAAAATCGACAAAACCACGCAATTTGTCATGGGCGATAATTTCACAGTTTGGCCGCAGCGTTCGTATGTTTTACAAGTCATGCGCGAGAAATTTATCACGAAAGGCGGCTTGGCGACTAAGACAAAATTGCGTCTTAGTTTAATTACGCAAGTGTTGGCAGGCGAAAGATTACCCGACAATCGGGAACGCCAGTTAATTTTAGACACTGTTGAAAATTGGGGGATTAAGTCGTGAGCGATGATGATTTTGAAGATGACGGCGCGTATGCCGAAGATTTTTTAGATTAGTTTTGGCCTGCATTAAACAAGTAGGCTTTTTATACCCCTCTCCCTCAAAGTGAGGGTTTTTTATTGTCATTTTTGAGTAAGTTATTATGGCGAAGTTTACAGAGACTTTATCTAATTTGCGACACGGTCAAGCCGAACAAGATTTAGATGAAGCATTAACCGAAGCGGTTCAACGCGCTCGTGATACGGGCAAAAAAGCCACAGTATCCATCACGGTCACTATCGAACCTAAGGGGGCAAGCGGTCAGTATTTTTTAACGGACGAGGTTAAATCAAAACTCCCCTCTTTTGCCAAAGAAAAAACCATTCTTTTTGGTACGCCTGACGGCAATTTATTGCGCGATGACCCACATCAACAAAAGTTGCCATTGCGTGAGTTAGATGAACCCACTATCTCTGCATCAAAAATTCGTAATGTCCACGACCTGCCTGTTGCTGTTAAGCAAATGGCTAACTAACACTTTTTATCATTCTTTAAAGGTTTATTAACATGAACGACTCAAATAACGCTGTTTATTCAAATATCAACGGCTCAATTGCTAGCGTAGATTTTGTCCAAGGCACTCCGTTTGTTATCGTGCCTCATGGTTGCGAATTAAAAACATTCCCCGAATTGCGTGAATGTCCTCCTCATGTCACCGCCTCGGTTACTGTCACCAGTGCCGCCTCTTTTATTGCATACTTTAATCGCTTTGCTAATTCCGATAGCACGATTTTAGTGGATATTGAAAAAGCCAAAATTCATGGTGTCATTGATTATCATGTTGTAGAAACGGACGATATTATTCCTCAACACGGCAAGCATACGGTCACTTATCCATGCCCGCTCACGCCCGAAGCTAAAAAATGGTTTGATAATCATAAAGTCGCAATGAATCAAGCAGACTTTGCTCAATTTATTGAAGATGGTTTATTGGAAATTATTGAGCCTAGCGGCAGTGAAATGCTTGAGATTGCAAGCACCTTACAAGCCAAAAATGCTGTTAATTTTCGCTCTGGTGTGCGGCTAGATAACGGCCAAGCCCAAATGACTTATGAAGAAAACATTCAGGGGTCGGCTGGGGTAAGTGGTCAGCTTAACATTCCACAAAAAATTGCTATTGCCTTACGGATTTTTCGTGGCGACGATGCTGCTTATCGCATCGAGGCAAACTTTCGTTATCGTATTAAAGAAGGCAAATTAACGATGTGGTATGAGTTAATTCGTCCACATATTGCGCGTGAAGATGCTGTAAAACAAATTATCGAAACGATAAAAAACAGCATGAAACAAGGCGATATCATCGAAGCGATTGTTTAGTTTTTTAGTAGTCACATCAAACCGCCTTAGGGCGGTTTTTGTTTTTGGTGAACATGATGAATAAAACAAAAGAGCGGCCTATGCTTTTCAGTGCGCCGATGGTGCAAGCGATTTTGTCTAGGCAGAAGACACAGACACGGCGTGTTGTGAAGGCTTTCATACCTGACAATGCAAGACTTGAAAGCTACAAAAACAAGCAAGGGAACACAGTTTACTGTTATCGACGTGGCACAACTCTTGAGTTATCTAATATCAAATGCCCCTATGGCCAAGTTGGCGACCGTCTTTGGGTGAGAGAGACTTTTTGTATTGGCGTTAAAGATAATGGTGAAGATGTAAAAATCTATAAAGCCAGTGTTGATGATGAAACGGCAAAAGAGTTTAAAGGCTTATGGAAACCGTCAATCTTTATGCCTCGTGCCGCATCACGCATTTTGCTTGAGATAACAGACGTTCGTGCCGAATACTTGCGGAGCATTAGCGAGCATGACGCGATTGCTGAGGGGATTGAGTGTGATGTCATCGACCAATCGATTGAATTTAAGAATTACATCGGCGGTGATGGTTTTAATACTTGGTTTGGCAAAAATGCCGCAAAAAATAGCTATTTTTCATTGTGGGAATCCATCAACGGACGCGAATCACTAGAAAGCAATCCTTGGGTGTGGGTGATTACATTCAAAGTAGTTGAGATAAAACGATGAATAAAATCCCATCCCTCAACATCGGCCAGCCATGCCAAAAATCGGCCAGATGCCCTGTCAAAAAGAACGGGCAATGCAATCATCAAGGCATCAGGCATAAAGTGCGTTACGAGTGTCATCATTTAAAAGGCGGCAAATAAATGAGCGAAAAGCAATTAAAATGGGTAAAACTCGCAAAATACTGTGAGTTATCAGGCGAAACACGCGATGCGGTAATGAAAAAACGCTCAAGTGGTGTATTCTTAGATGGGATTCACTGCAAAATAGCGGGTGACGGCAATATCTGGGTTAATTTAATTGAGATTGAAAAATGGGTGGAGAACGGAAACCAAGCGACACAAAAGTCGATAAAAAGCCAAAAGCTCCACGCGGCATAATGCTGCGTGAGCATAAGCACACGCAATCCATCCAAATCTCATTTTCTTATCGCGGCGTTCGATGCCGTGAAAACCTTGCCCTGCCTCACACGGCTGCAAACATCAAATACGCCGAACGGCTCAAGTCAGAAATTCAAAACGCTATTGAACGCGACACGTTTGACTATTCGGTTTATTTTCCTGATTCATCAAAAGCGAGATTGTTTGGCCATGCTGTCACTGATAAAACCATTGGCGACTTATTGGCCGACTTTCTTGCTTTGTACCAACAAGCCACCGACAACGGCAAAATATCGCCGTCAACTTTTAATGGCTATCAAAAAATAGTACATGGTCATTTAATCCCTGCCTTTGGTTCAATTCCCGTTATTGAGATTGAACCGACCCACATTAAAGAATGGGTATTAACTCAAAACAAAACTGCTAAAACAGTACGAAACATATTAACTCCCCTACGTTCTGTATTAGATGACGCACTAAATGACGGCCTAATACAAAATAATCCACTTGATAAAATCGCTCTAAATAAACTTTTAACTAAAACCACAACTAAAAGCACATACGAAATTGACCCGTTTAATACGGACGAAATTAAAGCGATACTTAATAATTGTGATGGCCAAGGTAAAAACTTAATCCAGTTTGCTTTTTGGTCGGGACTACGCACCAGCGAACTAATCGCGCTTGAATGGCAGGACATTGATTTTGTGAACAACAAAGCTATGGTGTCTCGTGCCGTGGTTGAAAAAACAGAAAAGGGAACTAAGACCGCGGCTGGCACAAGAGAAGTGATGCTTTGGCCTTTGGCACTTGCCGCGCTTAATGCTCAAAAAGAGCATACATTTATTGAGGGTAAGCGAGTATTTCACAATCCGCGCACTAAGACCCCTTGGGAAACGGACGCACAGATTAGAAAGACACTGTGGGAACACGTTTTAAAAAAGGCTGGTGTACGCTATCGTAATCCATACCAAACTCGTCATACGTTTGCCAGCACCCTGCTTTCGCGTGGTGAGAATATCTGGTGGTTGTCTCAACAAATGGGACACGTTGACGCTGAAATGATTACGCGCAACTATGGAAAATGGATACCCGACTCAAGCAAGAAAAATGGCTATAAACCATCGGGGAATTATGCTGATTTTGAGCAAATCGACACGCAAACGACACGCAAAAAAGAGGCATAGCTGCAATATATTGATAATAAAAGGTTATTTTTATATTGTTGGCGGGTTCAATTCCCGCCATCTCCACCAA